CCTTAGATACAATACGCTCTATATCTTCTTTGATTTCTGCAACAACGTATTGATCCATTGGGTTCATTAATATATCCCAAATCCTAGTACCGTATGTAGGTCTCATTACTCGTTCGCCTCTTTTGGTATAAAGTTCATTGAGTAAGTCAGCTTTTATAAGTTCACCATCAATTAGCGTGTAAGGTGCTCTTACTCTGCCTGTTGTGCTGAATCCTCTGTATATATTTGCCATACAACTATTTATCCTAAAGGATTAAAACTAGTTATAATAAACACCATAATAAGCCTAAAAAAATGTTGACTTTTCAACAGAATGGATACATAATAACATAGTAGGAATTATCTTACTAATTTTATAAATTTATAGGAAAGCCAATGAGAAATATCATTGAACGATTCGACAGCATTTGCAAAAAAGCAGACGCAGTTAACAAGCAGTTAAAATTAACTGATAAGTCTTCTGGATACGGACCTCGTTTCCAAAAGATGATGTCGAAAAAACAGAATCGTCTACATTCCGTAGGCATTTACGATTACCATACTAAGGGTTATGTATTGTTTGAGATGGTTAACCTTGTAGGTCAGAAGGGCAAAGTACCACAGGAATTCTATGATATGGAATCTATGCTCAAGAATGCCGCAACCGCCTAATAAAAATATTGTTTATATACATGGTAGTGGCGCCTCCACGTTAAGTTTTAACTTTTTACAAATATTCTTGCCAGAACATAACGTACTTTATATAGAGTACGATACGCAAGAGCTACCAGAAACAGTAATAACTCGCATCAAAATGCAAATACTTGATGAGTTTGGGCATGACCCATTCTCTGTAATAGCACACAGCTACGGGTGTTTGCTAGGATTAAAAGCGGTACAGGCATTTGCTAACTGTGATGTATTTTTAGCCATGAGTGCCCCATGGGGTGGCAGTAGAACAGCAAAGTGGTTATCGTATGCATTCAGACATAGTAAACTTTTTACAGCACTAAATCCAAAGAGTGCGTTTATCACTGCGTTACAAACTGTAAACAACGATTTTAAGATAATTAATATAGTAACAACAGGAACTAGAGGAGCCGGAAATGCTCTTGCTGGTATGGGCGAATCTAACGATGGAACTCTAACTGTTAGAACACAGAAATCTGTTCCTAACAATTTTAATAATCTGAAACAGATTGAAACAGGTACTAGTCACAACGAAGTGCTAGTTAATTTTGAAACGGTTGAAATTATAAAAAGGGAGATTTTTTGTGAATAAAAATACTAGCTTAAACGATACCTTAGAAGAAGAACTTCGTGTCATGCTTGTTGATAAGCAAAACGAATGTAACCACCTAAGAGCCGAAATTAAAACCTTAAGAAGGTCAGTGGCTGAAGAACAAGAAGGCAAATATAGAGCCTATATCAAGTTTGCTGATTTACAAAAAGAATTATCTAAATATAAGAAGGGCGAACTAGTTTAACTATTTAACTGGCTTGTCTTTATCCACATGTCCTATGTAAGGCTCTCGAGTCAGCAATATATCTATAATACTAGTAACAGTATCTTGATCACCTTCTCTCTTGCCCTCAGTAGTTAACGGATTATCTTCGCTAGTATCTTGTAAGTCATATTCCCACCCTGGGGTTTCTATGGGCTGGTCTTCATGATCTACTAATGGGATAGCTACCGCGGTTTTACTGTTCTCTGCCTGTGTTGCACTACCACCATCATTGAGATGTACTGTACTGCCCACTACGTTTGTTTTACCACCTGCTTGTATGTTTGTATCGCCACCTGACTTAATATGCTGAGTGTCAGACGCTGTACTAAACATGTTAGATTTAGCGTTTAAATGCATGTCTGTACCTGCTGTTGCAAGTAGCGAATTTCTAGCAGTTAAATGCATACTGCCTTTGTCATCTACTTCTAGCACAAAGTCTTTCATAACTTTCATACTAGCTTCTGCACCAGCATTAATATTGAGTACGCCACGTTGATTGCCGTCCTCGTCTTGTTGTTCGTGTGCTTCGCCGTAAACACCTGCATTAATATTTACAGATGTGTTGCCTTCTAAATTTAAATTTTTGTCTGCACGAATATTAATGTTGCCTTTAGCTCTATACGAAATATCTTTTTCACTGTATATTTGTATGTCACCATCGCCACTCATCTCTACCCACGCATTACCTTTTGCGTTTATTATATAAATTAGACCGTTAGTGTCGTCCATTAATACTTGGTTGCCACCTGCTGTTCTAATTCTTATGTTCTTACTTTCACCATTAATGTTACCATCGTCCATCACAAAACTGTGCCCACCTGTTCTGTGTGTGCCGTCTTTTTTACCTGTAGTTAAATTTACATCTTCTGCACCGGGAGTAGATATACCAAATACTGCACTAGGTGATTCCCTTCTTGCACTAGATGTCGATAAGCCTCTGAGCTTGTCATTAATCAATCCTTGGTCAAGAATAGGTTTTGTTATATATGGATTAACTGGTCGTGTAGCATTAACGCCGTGATTTATCTCGTCTGTATGTCTATTAATTTCTACTACTGGCAGTTTTTGGTCTGTGCCGAACGTTGTGCCCGCGGCATTTCCAGGTACCATGTTAGCCATTTGATCTGGTAGTAAACACCCTAGTACAAATGGTAATTTAGATTTGCCGTCTGCAAAACATACTAATACCCAGTTACCTACATCCGGCGGTACCATCCACATGCCATATGTTTTTTGTGTCTCAACATACGATGCTAAATTATCTCCAATTCTATTAGACGGTGTACTTCCGCCAAACGGAGTACTCCAAAATGCATTAACCCAATTGCTTGGGTTGTCTCTGTCTTTGCCTAATGCCGGAATATATACTGTTAGTCTGCCACTGTTGGTATCGTCTTTAGGTCTAACAATAACTTCGCCTAAGTAAACACCAAAATCTAAATCAGCATTTTTAGTCATTTCGCTAGTGGGGTTATTTCTACTAACCTTAAATTTATCTGCTTTATAGTTTCCGCGTAAACTCATTATCCGTCACCTCTGTCTGCATTAAACTCTGCTAGTTGTCGTGCATTAGTTTCTTCTGTTAATGCTAAAATTTCTGCATCTGTTAATGGAGCATCGCCATCATCTACTCCGTAATCTATATCTACTATGTCGTACTCAGATAAATTTAGTGCTGTATTCTTTTTAGCATTTACTTCTATTTCAAACATGCCATTATTGAATGTACATGTAGTCGCCATAATTTGATATACTCCACTTATAAAATAAGCCGTGCCAGCTTTTTCTAGATAACCTGTATTGTTATCCTCATCGTCCATGTCAGGATCTATTACCCTAGGAGTTTGCATTGTAAATAAAAAATAGTTATCATTGCCGTTGTACGAAATGGAATCCATTGTGGTAGCTTTTCCAATATTGTCTAATTGTGCTGTCATGCCTTTGCCTTTGTGCGGGTCAACCGGCTTCTCGCCTAAGTACCACACATCGCCCCTAATTTTTAATCCTAAATCAATTAATATACTCGCATCATTAACATTTTGATACATGTACCCAAACAATGTTGCTTTAGGTGTGCCGTCAACCGTATTACCTGATGTGGAAGTAATGCTCTTAGAATAATCAAATGACGGTTTAGTAACTGATGTTTTTAAAGTGTTCATTGCTTGACGAGAACTAAGTTCGCCGATAACAATTTCACTGCCGCCTGCATTGTCAATAAGATCTGCTCCATACAAATATCCACTTGGCTCTGGCTTATAAGGTGGATTGGTTTCATTTGGATTCGGATCTGATGATGTCGGGGTGCTAGGATCTGTATTAGATGCTTGGGACCTAAAATATCCTAGAGGATCATTGCCGCCGTTGTTCAATAGTACCATAGCTTCTGCTAAATTCTTTCGTGCTTGTTTATTATCTTGAAGAGACTTTCTTTCTGATTCACTTAATCCTAGTTTGTCGGCAACTTCATTCTGGTATGCCGCATTATTTAATTGCTTGGCTAATGCATCTGTATCTTCTTGTGCTTTTGCAATTTCAGCCTTCTTTTGTTTATTGTTATTATCACCATCACTTGTCGGAGTTCCTGGTGCGTTAGGATTAGTAGATGCATCACCCATCAATCCTCCTTGTGGAGCGCCTAGTAATAGTTGTCCTGCTTTATAGCCAATTGTTGCTTCTAAAATTTGGTCATTTTGTCCAGTATACAAATAATGATATGCTTTTCTTATTTTCATTTCATTTATTCGAGTGGTAATATTTTCTTTAGTAGTGTTAAATTCGCCCGGGCCACTTGATAGTGATTCATCTGCTGTTTCATACAGTACAGGCTTATAAACTACTCTCTTTGCGTAAGTATTTCTTCTATGATCATAGTCTAGCCATTCTGTTGCCGCTTCGATCCTGTACCATGTGGTAAATGTTTGATTCATGTCTAAACCATCTTCGTCTATAACAGGATCTTCGAAATCGTGCTTTCTTGTAATTTGTTTTAAAAAGTCATCATTCATTACTAGTAATGTTGTAAGGATTTTATGGAAGTTTGTGCCTTGCTTAACTTGTACTCTGTTTCGTCTCCAAACTCCGCCACTTGCTTCTATGCCGCCATCTAAACTGTCTGGGTTGTCTTCTAATATCTTATCGTATTCTTCTCTGGTCTTAATTCCCATTGCATCAGCATTCATTAATCTGTTTACTTGTTCAGCCTGGCGAAAGTTTGAATAATTTATGTTGCCGTCTCCACCGAGCATTAATACAAGATTAGAGAAGTCAAATTCTACTTCATCTTGTACAGCATGTTCTTTATAGTTGTCTGTTCTAAACTTCTTAAGGGTTGTTTGTAAGTCTTCAAGACACTCTACAATAGTACTACCAGTCATACTAGTGTCAGCTGGAATTGTATAATATGTATCTGCGTATGCGTTTGAATTTGTTTGCACAAACGTACAATCATATGTGCTACCAGTATCATTAATATTTACGTCGATAGTCATAAGCTCTAATTGCCAGCACCACGGACCATCAATAGTAACAGGGTCGCCAGCGGCTTCGTTATCGTCTAAATCTTCTGTGTAGCCTTTAAAGTTTAATTCGAGGAATACAGGTGCATTGGCAAACATACCAGCTTTGATGCCAAGTACTTGTTTTGCCATTTGTATTTGGTCTAGCAAGTCTGCGGCGCCGGGCTGTATAAGTGTAAAAGCACCGTTGGTCACAAATACGCCTGCTCCGGACCTAACTATATTTAATTCTATATTTTCTATTGCCACACCGGTTACACTAGTTTGAGCAATAATAACTGTTTGTTCTGGTTTAGCTTTTAAGGCACCGTTTTTATATCCGCCGCCTTCTCCGTCATCATCTGGGATCATATAAAGTCTAAAATTATATGATGCATTGTTGAAAGCATCTAGTTTATTACCGGCTACTGCGCCAATCCATCGGTCTTCGACTATAGGAGTTTCAGCGTTCTCTTTGTCTTTAGAGGATCCAGCCATTAGTTTGCTAGCCTGTCTATTGTTTCCTTAGTAGGTACGAATATAGATAAACCTGACACAAAATCTTCTATAGGATCTACTAATGCATCTGGGTTTCTTAATGCAAACACCCACCATAGTTGTACAGTTCCGTATAGTTCGTGTGCCAGTAAGTCAGGACGTTTTGCGTATTTAGGTTCTATTGCATACTGTCTATCTGCTCGACTTTTTGGAAGTTTAGGCAAATCGTTTACGTCAAGAAATAATCCCCTTGTAGGAGCTCTGCGTAGGAAACTGTCCTTGTTATTAGTGTTAGCCATTAGATAAATCCGTCCGATAGCCCTTTGCCACTAGTAAATCGTTGCAAGTTAAATTTCTTTCTTGTTTTTCTATATGTGTATTGTGGTGCAAGTTCTATCATTATGCTAGTTTCCGTTGGCATCATTGTAGTTGTGCCTTTGTATTTAACAGGAACGTAATCTACGTTGGGCGGTAACTGGAAGTTATAGTTTCGTATAATAACTGGAACTTTGTTGAACCCAAATTCTCCTAAGTATTCAAATAATAATACTGGAGGAGGTGTTCCAAAGAATCCACTCTTAACAGCACTGTCACCATAGAATGCTTTAGTAACACTTCTTAAAAAATGGAATACTGCTAACATATATTGTGCTTCGTCTGTAGTATTTGCAGTAAACGTTCCTGTGATAGGTAGTGTTGTAGGTCTACTATTAATGTATGTATAAAACGGATAGTTCGATCCGTGTTGTGTAGACTCGTTATAATCTGTAGAAGCCGCAAGGAAAATATCTGGTGTAAAAGGAAACACAATTCCGCCTTTGTCTTGCAATGGCTTTAGTACACTATCAGTAATTTCTTTAGTGGGGTCATCAGGATCTACTAGACCGTATGCCCATTTCTCTCCGCCTTTCTTAGGTCGGATTCTTGCTCGCCAATCTATTTCGCCAAATTCTGAACCGTCGTTGCGTTGCATGAATTGGTCGAATTCTACATTGTCAGTGTTGACTTTAGGTTGGTTATATTCTGTATCTTCTGCCATAATGTGCTCCTTCGTTGTATTTATCACGATAAATAATAGCACGTTTTAATTATTAGTAAGAATATTAGAAAACAGTTGACTTTGTCTTGCTTAGACACTATACTACTGTTTAACTAAGGAGATTATATGGCTCACATTACACCAAAAAAGGTTAATTATTTAAACAATAAGGACATACTGAAGCAAATTCATGCTAGTAAGATGTCGTATTGTTATGTGCAAGATGACAAGTACATGAATCCAGATATCATTTTAATGGATGTCAACGAAATTAATAAGACTACTATTAAACAGGCCCAAGAGAATAGGTCAGCAAAATTACAATCAGATGGCTACCAAACTGCTATGAAAGAAGGTGGTTGGGATAAGAAGCCCAAGCAGAAAGACTTTGCAGTTGATCCGCTTTCTCTTGCAGTAGATGAACTAGTGTTTAGAGTTATGGGATATGACCATATTCCAGATGAACCAGGTAGAAAGAAAACTACTAAGACAGTTGCTGATACAAAAGCAAAACTAAATTTCCCTCCATTCAAACATTATATTGTGGATGGTGCTGGAACTAATCCTAGGGAAGTTGCTAGAAGTCATTGGGTAGGTGGACTACACAATGGTCACTTTAGTGTCGACCACGGAAAAATTACAAATACCCTCGGTAGCATGTTTATGAAACTTGTAGAGCGTTATAGTCAAAGAGGTAACTGGCGAGGTTACACTTATGTTGACGAAATGCGTGGACAAGCATTAGTACAACTTGCTCAAATAGGATTGCAGTTTAACGAAGCAAAATCAGACAATCCATTTGCATATTATACCGCTACAGTTAATAACAGTTTCACTAGAGTTTTAAACTTAGAGAAACGTAATCAATCAATTAGAGACGACATCTTAATCGAGTCCGGTCATTTACCAAGTTACGGTAGACAGATTGCATACGAGAATGAGATGAAAGAACTTCGTAAGATTGCAGAAACTGAAGTAGAAAATACATCAACTGAGTAACAAACCACTATGGCAAACCTTTTTGAAAGGGCCGCGTGTTTCACCGATATACATTACGGCTTAAAGCAAAACAGTAGACAGCATTTAATAGACTGTGATAATTTTATAACATGGTTTATTGAGGAAGCTAAATCTAGAAATTGCGAAACTTGTATATTCCTAGGCGACTGGCATCATCATAGAGCAAGTATTAACATTGCTACTATGAACTCTACTATTAAAGACTTAAAGCGATTAAACGATGCGTTTGAAACTGTTTACTTCATTACTGGAAATCACGACTTGTTCTATAGAGAAAAGCGTGACTTAAACAGTATCGAATTTGCCAGAGACATGTCTAACATTGTAATGGTCGATGACCACTTCCTGCAAGATGACGTTGCGATTGTTCCGTGGCTCATAGGCGACGAACATAAACAAGTTGCTAAAGTAAAATGCAAATACATGTTCGGGCATTTCGAGTTACCGTACTTTAAAACGAATGCTATGATTGAAATGCCAGATCACGGTGGCATCAGAGCAGACATGTTGAGCGGGCCAGAATATGTATTCAGCGGACATTTCCATAAAAGACAATATAAAAATAACATACATTACAT